AGAGTGGCACTGTAGTTGGTGAGGTAAAAGGTAGTGGTAGAATGCTTCAAGGAATGATACAACAAGTTAATCAACATATACAGAAACATTATAAGATAGGAAAACCAGTATTTTTAGAAGTACCTAAAAATCAGGATTTTGGAGCAAAGAAAAAGGGATTTATTAGTAGATTAAGTAAATTACAGAAACATTATGCTTTAAAAAATACAGATACACTATCTATGTATCATCAATCATTTTGGGAAGAGTTTATTTTTAATGCAGCACAACAATTTGATTATAAAATTCCTACTAAAATATTAAAGGAGTTAGTAAAACGATGGGCATTCTTAGATAAAAAATATGGTATAAGAAAAATGAAGAAAGATATTAAAAATGAAGATTTTCTTGATTGGGCATTGTCTACAGATAAAGAAGATCATTCAAAAATGGTTAAAGAAAATATAAAACCATTTGAAATTTTATTTTTTGAAGTGGGAGCTGAAATACTAAAAAATATTACTGGATATATGGCAGCAAATCCAGATAAAGCAATTCAAAAGGTCAGAAAGAGTGTTAAGAAAGCTATTTCTGATGTTAGAAGAGGTGGAGATGTAAAGAAACTTGGTACGTTGAAAGCACAATTGGATAAACTGAATGCGATAGGAGGACTGGACGCTATTGTGCCGAGTGAAGGAATAGTATTTAAATATAAAGGAAATACTTATAAATTCACAGGTGCATTTGCACCGATTAATCAAATAACAGGTTTAATAGACTTTTAATTGGGGGAAAGAAAATGGCAATGACATTTCATCATGGAATAATAGGTTATTTAACAAAGAATGCATGGCTTGACCATTGGACAGCAACGCATATGGCAGCTGGTGCTTTCATATGTAAGGTATCGTTATGGTGTGGAGCATCTGATTTGTGGGCAGTTCTTATTGTAGCAATCATTGGAGTACTTTGGGAAATATATGAATATATTGTAGAAGGAACTGAGGAAGTGTATGGTACTAAGCAAAAATGGATGAACAATACAATAAGCGATTTAGTTGTTGAGATTGGTTTAGCAGCTTGGATGGTAATATAAATGGCTAGAAGTAAAGAAAGTATAAGACAAAATAAAGCAATGCGAGCAATTTTAAGGGGTGAAACTCCTGAAAAAAGAATTGTTATTGCTGTTGGAGATAAAGAGTTCAAAGAGAAGATGAGATTGGAACGGGAAGAACAACGGAAACGGTCAGCTGAACGTTTCGATTCATTTAAAGAATTTAGAATGCCTTGGTTTTGTCCAAAGTGTAATAAGACAATGAAGAAAAGACTTGATAATAAGTTTTGGAGAATACAAGGTGTGTGTTTTGATTGTATTTTAGAAATGGAGAATAAACTTCGTATTGATGGAAAGTATGAATCGTATGAAAAACGAAAAGTATTACAAAATAGACTTTCTTGGGTAAAAGATATGATTCAGGGAATAGAAGAATGGAAAAAACAAGGAGATGTTACGTTTTTGAATCAAAATAGACCAGATGGATATTCGGTAGATGAAGAAACGTGGAGTCAAGATCCAGAGCAACTAAAAACACTTACAGATGAAGCTATGGTTGAAATGAATAAGATAAAATCTGAAGTAGAAATAGAATTGTCTAAATATATATAACTTATATTTATAGTAGGAGATATTATGGACTGGTTAAAGAAGTTAATAGCAAGTATTTTAGCTATGTTTGGTATAAGCGCTGCATTATCGGCACGAAAATCAAGTGAAGTTAAAAAATTAAAAAAAGTCATAAAAAGTAATAAGAAAGCAGAAAAAAAGATAGAAGATACTATTAAAATGATGGAAAAAAGTAAAAAAAGTGGTAAAAGAACTATTTCTACTTTAAAAAGAGAGTTAAAAAGTGTTCAAACAGATACAAAAAAGATGGAAACTGCATTTGATAAGGACGATGTTGATGAAGCAGTAGATTTTCTTAAAAAGTTTGCTGGGAGTTAATATGAAAAGGTTAATAATTGTATTACTTTTAACTTTCATGCCAATTTTAGGACAAAGTTCATTAACAGATGAACAAATTCTTCAAATTAAGGCAAAGGTTGAAAAAATACAAAAAGAGAATAAAATATTGATAGGATTAGTATCAGAATATGAAAAAAGTGTAGAAATGGATTCTCTTTTATTAGTAAAGAAGGATGAGCAGATTAAAACATTACAAGAACGTAGTGATTTATTAGAAGATCAAGTTAAACTTGCTAAACCTAAGTGGTTTGAGAATAAATATGCGTGGTATGGGTATGGAGTTTTTACAGTGATTGGAAATATTTGGCTTTATGATAAGGTGAAGAACTAATGGATGATAAACAATTAAAAAGTGTAATAAAATCTGAGTATGTAAAGTGTGCACAAGATTCTGGATATTTTATGAAGAAATATTGTGTAATTCAACATCCAATGAAGGGTAAAATTCCTTTTTTACTGTATGATTTTCAAGAGAAAACTTTAAAGGATTTGGAGAATCATGATTATAATATTATATTGAAGGCTAGACAACTTGGCATTTCTACTTTAACTGCTGGTTATGCTTTATGGATGATGACATTTCATAGTGATAAAAATATTTTGGTAATTGCTACTAAACAAGATACTGCGAAGAATTTAGTAACAAAAGTTCGTGTGATGCATGCAAATTTACCTTCTTGGTTAAAACCTAAGTGTGTTGAAGATAATAAATTATCTTTAAGATATGCAAATGGATCTCAGGTTAAGGCAATTTCAAGTGGTGAAGATAGTGGTAGGTCAGAAGCACTGTCATTATTGATATTGGATGAAGCAGCGTTTATTCCTAAAATAGATGATATATGGGCAGCTGCACAACAAACATTAGCAACAGGTGGTAATTGTTTAATACTTTCTACTCCAAACGGTGTTGGTAACTGGTTTCATAAAACCTGGGTAGATGCTGAAGAAGGTGTTAGTGATTTTAATTTTATTAAATTGCATTGGTCATTACATCCAGATAGAGATCAAACATGGAGAGATGAGCAAGATAAATTACTTGGTCCTTCAATAGCTGCACAAGAATGTGATTGCGATTTCATCACTTCAGGACAATCAGTAATAGATGGTTTAATATTAGAAGAGTATACTAATACTCAAGTTAAAGAACCAATAGAAAAACGAGGAGTAGATAGTAATATTTGGATTTGGGATCCACCTAATTACACTAAAGATTATTTAGTAAGTGCAGATGTTAGTAGAGGTGATGCAACAGATTATTCAGCATTTCACGTAATTGATATAGACAATTTAGAGCAAGTAGCAGAATATAAAGGTAAAATTTCAACTCGTGATTTTGGAAACCTTTGTGTTAATGTAGCTACAGAATATAATGATGCATTATTGGTTATTGAGAATGCATCAATTGGTTGGGCAGCAATACAACAGGCAATTGATAGAGATTACAGTAATTTATTTTATATGAGTAAAGATTTACAGTATGTAGATGTACATAATCAATATAGTAATAAAATTAATAGTATGGAAAGAAAAATGGTACCTGGTTTTAGTATGACTGCTAAAACAAGACCATTAGTTATAGCTAAATTAGAAGAATATTTTAGAGAAAAGACTATAAAAGTAAAATCTCAGCGATTAATTGATGAGTTGTTTGTATTTATATATAACAACCAACGGGCTGAAGCGATGAAAGGATATAATGATGATCTTGTACTTAGTTTATGTATAGGATTGTGGGTAAGAGATACTGCGTTAAGATTAAGGGCTGAAGGGATAGCTTTACAGAAAAACGCTTTGAATCATGTTGGAAAAGCAGAACCAATTTATATTCCAGTTGAAGGTGAGACTGATTCTTGGTCTTGGGATGTAGGTCCTGATAAAAAAAGAGAAGATTTAACTTGGTTAATAAAATAAAGAGGTAAAAAATGGCTGAAAGAAATATTTTTAGTAGATTAAAGAGATTATTTTCAACTAACGTAATTGTTAGAAACGTTGGTGGACGATCTTTAAAAATTTCGGATACTAATAAAGTACAGGCTGTAGCGAGAAGGTATCTAACTGATAGATTTACTCGTTTATATTCTAATATGGGTTATGGTAGTACTTTATTTGCAGATTCACAATTTAAACAAACACAAAGACTTGGTTTGTTTAAGGATTATGAAACAATGGATTCTGATCCAATAATTGCATCTGCTTTGGATGTGTATGCAGATGAATCCACAATGAAATCAGAATATGGAACAGTATTAGGAATTAAGACAACAAATCCGCAAGTTCATGATATTTTACATAATCTTTTTTATGATATATTGAATATAGAATTCAATTTATGGCCGTGGGTTCGTAACTTATGTAAGTATGGTGATTTTTTCGCTCATCTTGAAGTTGCAGAAAAGTATGGAATTGTTAATATAATTCCTTTATCAGCATATGATGTTATTAGAGTAGAAGGAGAGGATCCAGAGAATCCACATTATGTTAAATTTACATTGGAGGCTACAGAAACACTTCATAGTTCAGCAGTAGCTGCTGGTAAGGATTTTGAAAATTATGAAATAGCACATTTTAGATTACTTTCAGATTCTAATTATCTTCCTTATGGGAAATCAATGTTAGAGGGTGCAAGGAAGGTATGGAAACAATTGACATTGATGGAAGATGCTATGTTAATACATCGTATTATGAGAGCACCAGAAAAACGTATTTTCAATATAGATATTGGTAATATACCACCTGCTGAAGTTGACAATTATATGCAACGTCTTATTAATAAGATGAA